TGGTTTCAACGGCATCTTGCAGGTTGGTGGCTTGCGTTGCATCGACGATCAGCTCGCCGACTTTTTGAGCCACGACGACATTGCGGTCGGTGACCGATGTGCCGTCGGTAAACACTTTCGTAAGGCTTGGAATCATGCCGATAATCGTCGGCAGCAGAGCACCTAAAACGGGCAGCACAGGCTTTTCCTCCGGGGTTGGTGTGTTGGTAGCCGCCATCAGTCCGACGGCTTGTAGGGGCGCAGAATCGGGCGTTAGGAATAGGGCACGCTCGGCGCGACGGCGCGTTACCAATCCCGGCAGGACGCGGCCACCGCCACGGTTCCATCGCAGGAATTGATTGGCAGCGCCGGCGTAGTCGCCAGCGTTCAGAAGGCGCAGCAATGTAGATCCGCGCAGGGCACTAATGCCAATGTTGTAGGCAAGTGAGACAAGGGCTGAAAACTGATTGCTGGTGACTGGCACCGTCACCATTGCGGCAACGGCACGCTCGAATTCTTGCAAGTCGTGAGCGAGATACCTGTCGGCCTGTTGCGCCGTGCATTTGTCGCCCGACCGCACCTTGCGCCCGTCCGGGTAGACTGTCGTACCTATGCCAATCGTCCAGACGTTAGCCGGGCAAAGGTACGCACGCAGGCGCAAGCCCTCAGCCTGCCGAATCAACGACAGGCCGGCAGCGTTGGTGATCATTTGAAAAACTGAGCGCCGAATTTCACCAGCGCAAACACGCTGACAGCGGCGAGCCAAACGCCGATGCCACGATTCACCCATTGGTCAACCTTGCGGTCGACTTTGATGATCGCGGCATCGTTGGCGGTGACTTTGGTTTCGACGGCAGTCATCCGCTCGGCCTGTGCGGTCTGGCGCTCCTCGATCACAACAAGGCGCATCACCGCATCGGTCAATTTGTCGACCTTCGCTTCCAAGCGCAGAAAACCGGGATCGGTCGTCATGCTTTTGCCTCCAGCGCGGCGACGCGGGCGGTCAGCTCCTGCACGGCAGCGACCAGCGTGGCGACCACAAACGAAGCATCGACAGTTTGGTATGCCGGATCGCCCTTTGTATCGACCGCATCCTTTGTGCCAGAAACCGCAGTCGGGATAACGGCCTGTAGCTCATGGGCGACAAACCCTTGGCCCTGCTCGCCGGAAGCCTTCCAGGTGTACGTCACCGGGTTGAGCGCCTGCACCGTTGCAAGCGCCCCGGTCATAGGCTGGATGTTTTCCTTCAGCCGGTAGTCGGATGTTGTGCCGTAGGAAACCGTTGACGCGGTGCCCGTAATGGCCCCGGCAAGCGTCCCGTCCGCGCCAAAGCTGATGTGGTAATACGTTCCAGAATTACCCGGCCCGTTAGTGCATATTGTGTAGGTCGCGGCGGCAGTGTTTTGCAGAGCGACAAAGCCCGCCTGCGACGCAAGATTGGCGACTGTGGTGCCAACACAAAACCGGCCGTTAGTTAAAAACCTTGCTACTTCTGGGCCACCTGTTCCGACGACAAACGCTAATGGCAGCGCCGAGCCAGATCCAGTATTTGCGGATACAATCCGCGACACAGTTGAATTACTGTCAATCCCTATATAGCCTGCATTAGTTGGATCTGAGTTGTTGAATGCGACCAAGCCAGAAGATGTAGCCGTTCCATTAGGCAAGACATATACAGCCGTTACGTTGTTTGTCGTCTTGTCCTGAAACGCCGTCCTGCTCGCCAGCGTGCCGTTGCTAAAGTCGCCCTGAATCCGCGCGCCCGTTGCGCTATAGGTGTACGTCGTCGCCGATGTACCGATGCGCAACGAAGCGATAAACGCCGACAGTGCCCGCAGGTAGTCGTCCACCGTGCCCCGCGCAGACTCGCTGCCAGCAGGGGAGTTGGACGCGGCGGTTGTGGACAGGTCGGTGATAAGCGATGGGACGGGCATAAATTAACCTCGGCGGCAGGAAGTCTGGCTGTTGAGTTTTTGGGCGAGCGTGGTACAAAGCCGTATGACAATGTTTTGGGCTATGTTGCTTAGACCGTTTGCGGCGCTAGTGCTGCTCGGGCTGATCTGCCTTCCGGTCAGACTTGCCGTGCAACGGTGGGTGCCAGAAGGCAGGGTTAAGCGCGTCTTACTGATTCGGATTGGAAAGAAGCCCTAAGCCAACCCCGCCGCCTCGAAGAAACGGCGTCAGTGCGTTTACCGCGCCGTTGCTCATTGGCGAAGGCCCAAGCAATCCGCGAGACAGAATCGCCCGAGTAGCCGGGTTGCTCAACGCCGCGTAGGCTGTCAACGGAAACGCCAGGCCAGCAAGTGCGCCTGTTGCCGCATCTCGCGGATCGCCATTCCCCGCCATAAATCCAGCCAGCCCGCCGCCACCCGTTAGAGCGGTTTGATACGCAAGCCGCTGCGCCGTGCCTGAGTCGCCGACAGTCTTGCGTAGAGCGACACCGCCAGCACGCGCCAGCTCGTCCAGGTCGTTTGTCTGGAATCGGTTATTTTTACGCATCGAAGTGTTCGCCAGCTTGGCAGGCGACACGTTGCCTGATGCGTCAATACCAGACTCAGACACGCGCATAAGATTGGCGTACTGCCTTCGAGCCTCTGCCCACGCCTGCGCATCGGCGGGCGAAATGCTCGCGTCCATTGCCTCGCGCAGTGCGCCGCGCAAATCACCAAGCGCAGATTTCCGGTCACCATTGGTGGTCTGACGGATTAGCCGACCTAGTTCGCTATCCTTGTTCCGGTATGCCTCGCCGGTCATTTTGCCGTTTGCCATTTTGTCGAGGATGTCGTCAATCTGGCTTCGTACGGTGGGCGCTATGTCGGTGCCGTAGTTCCTGGTCGCATAATTTTCAATGTCTGCCAAATTATTCAAAACGTTGTTGGTAACGTTCATCGTATTGCGTTGAGCGACGGCACCAATATCGCCGCCGATGCGGTCGCGGGCCGTGAGCATCGCGGGCTTAGTCAGCGCGTCATCAGCCGATCCAAACGTGCCAGCCACTGCCCGATTAAATGCAGACTGTTGCTCTGCTCGCCGGTTTTGCATCAGCGCGGACGTACCGGGCAGGTTTTCCATTGCAGCGTCAAGCAGCGACAACGTGCGGCTTCCGGTGCGCTGCGCGGCATCAAGCGGCACCTTTGTGGCAAGGTTATCAACCAGTCGCTTTGCCTCGGGCGAGTAACCGGAACGCAACCCTCGAACCGCAGTCCCGATCATGTTGGCAACACCCTGCCCGGCAGCGCCACCGGCTGCACCGAGCGCCATGTTGACAGCGGTCGACTCGTCCGACGCTGTAGGCTGAAGGCCGCCCAATCCGGCCCCAAGCACGCCTGCGCCGACCACAGTGTTAACGCCAGGAATCAGCGCGGTCGGAGCGAGCATCAGCGCGTTAGTGGCAAGGTTTGCGCCAAAGCCCCACGGGCTTTTCATCAGCGGCGATTCGTCCTTCTTGGCCTTGTCGATCTCGGCTTGCAATGCGGTTTGATCGCCGATATTGAACGTCTGCTTTACGCCGCGATAAACGTCTCGAAACGCTTTGCCAGAAGCCGCACCCATGATGTCGGTGCGCGACATGCCAGCCAATGGATCGGGCGGTGGTCCGCGATCAATTGACGACGGCGAATTCGGCGCAGTGCCAGTCTGCCGAAACATGTGCCGCTTAATCGCGGACGCAATATCAGCTTGGCTCATCCCGTCGGGAAACTCCATCTGCCCGACGCCATCGACTTCAATTAGTTGCGGCATATTATTTTGAGAATGTGTCGGTTTTTGGGTTGTAGCGCATCACGTTGGCCGGTTGCCCAGACTGCAACTGCTGGCGAGTAGACGTTTCATTGCTGCTGTACGTTTTGGCGATGTCGCGCATAGTCTTAACTGCGGCAAGCATGTCTGACACGGTTTTGGCGCGGCTGAAATCGCCCGCCGCTTTGTCGTACCGCTCCGCGTCAGCAACCGAAACGCCCGCACCAAGCGAGCCACGCGCAAGCACCATTTGTTGCCCAAGCATTCGAACCTGGTTCGTGTTTATCGCTTTCGGAGTCTCGTTGCCGCCAATGGTGTTCAAGCCCATTGCAATCCGGTCGGGGATTGCGTTGCCGTACACCTTAGGCGCGTCCTTATCGCCAATCAGCTTTTCGATTTGGTCGGCAATCATCACAACGCCGCGTGCGCCAGTCGCTTGCCCTTGCGCGGTTTTTGCTCCCTCTGCATCAAGGCCAGCGCTAGCTTTTGCTCGCTCAATTTGGACTTGTTCTGCCTGAGCTACTGCGGTTGATTTGCCAACACCGCCGCCGCCCGTCATTAGGTCAATCTCCCGCTGCACAGACGCGGCGGTTTGCGGGTCGCCATTTTGAATCGCGGCTTTCAGTTCGCCTTCCAGGAGTGAAAGTCGCGTGCCGTCCATGCCTTGCTGCGCGGCTGGGCTTACGCGGGGGAAACCTTTGGGGGTAGCCTGCGTGGGAGCCGGTGCGCGGGACGGATTGACACCGCGCCCGAAATCAAGCGGCGACGTTAAGGTTTCGCGCCCGTCGGCGGTTGCCATCCTGATGGGAGTTCCATAGCGGGCTTTTGCGGCCTCAACCGCGTCCGTTGATGCCGTGAGCGCGTCAAGGTAGCCGGGAGCAGAAGAGACCACTCCATTTGTCAGACCCATGCCCTCACCCACTCGCGGCATAAACCGCTCGGCGCCGGTCATTCGGTTGACGTAGGTAGAGCCGCCCTCCATCTTTTCCGGCGTGCTGGCAAACTTGTAGGCTTCAAGGAAGTCCGGGCCGCCAGCCGCTTTGAGACTTAGCACGTCATTCAAGCTAAACGGGAAGCCGCCGCCTTGTTGCAACCGCTGCGCGTTTGCGTTTGTCGGGCCGACGCTACCCTGAGCAGCGCCCTGCTCCAGCGCCATTTGGCTTTGCGCCATTGCGCCTTGCGATCCGAGACGACGCTGAATCATGGCGAGCATTTCCGCGTCCTTTTGGGCTTTACGCTGCGCCGCCAGGATTTGGATCTTGCGAAGCTCGGCTTCCGACTGCTGGCCTTCCATCTGCTGACGCAAAAACTGCTGGCGCATCGCCTGCTGTTGCGCTGCCGGGAATGCGTTGAAAGCCGCGCCCATGCCACCGCCCTGCGACATCGGCGTCATCAGCGCCTGGGATGCGCCGAGCAGGCCCATCGTCAGCGGATCGTCAAACCCGCCCTTGTTCAGAAGTCCGGGCATCAGATACCCCCTGCGTGGTTTTGCATTGGGCCGAACTGCGTGGTCCATGCGTCTTGCGGCATGTACTGCTGCGGCATGTAGGACTGCGGTGCCTGCTGCTTGACCGGCAGCGCGGGCGGCATGTAGGACTGACGCGGACTAAGCAGACCGCCCATGTACTGATTCATCATCGCCGCGGTGCGCGAATTGCCGCTGTATTGCGGGAAACGCTGCCCGCCGCCGAATAGGCTCGGACGCTGCGCCATGCCGCCGAAGTTGCCAAGCAAGCCGCCACCCGGTTGCGCGTACTGTTGCGACAGGTAGTTGCCGAGAATGTCGGAGTAGTTCATCGCCGCCCCCTTAGTAAACAAACCCGTTGCGAAGCTGGTAAGCCGCGTCGTTGTTAAACCCGGCCATGTCCGCGCTCGACGGCCCGCTTGCAAACGGGTTGCTGCCACCAAGCAGGCCAAACCCGCGAGCCACACCAAGCCCACCAGCAGCGCCGCCGAGCGTGCCCATGAACGGGCTGACTGACTGCGAGCTCGTAGCAGTCCTGCCAAGATTTGGATTGAACATGCTAGCGAACGTGTCGAGTTGCTTGTACGGGTACTGCTGCGCTTCTTGGAACTGGCTGTAGTCGTCGGCGATGTACTGCTGGCCCAGCGCCTGCTGCTGTGCGCCGATGCCTTGCAGCGCATTGGCGTTGTTGAATCCGTACTGCTGCTGTGCCCCGGCAAACCCCGGTGCTGCCATCGTGGCGCTTTGTTGGCGTCCGCGCTCGGCCTGATAGTTGCCGCCGTAGAGTTGATTTGCAAACGATCCGAGCGAGTCGCTAAACGCCCGCCCCTGTGCGCCCGCAAGCTCGCTCTGTGCGCTGCCGCCGAATGCGCCACCGAAGCCCGCAGCTGCATTGGTCTGCGCCCCAGTACCCATCTTGTATGCGTCAGCCATGCGGCCCGCTGCGGCGTCGTATGTGCCCTTGAGCCACGGATTAGAGTCGGGCGACAGGTAGTCGCCGGCGATCGTCTTGGATAGCTGATTCTCGGCCTGGCCGAAAAGCGGCGAGTAGGTGCCCGCCTGCTGCCGGGTCATGTCCATGCCCGCAAGCTGATCTTCGGTAAACGGTGCCACGCGGCTATTGCCGTAGGGCGTGTATGGGATCTGGCTGGTCTGCGCCACTTGCTCGGCGTACTGCGGACCGTAGGCTTCCAGCCACGACGGCAGCGATTGCGTAGCGGTGGTCTGGCCGCCTGACTTTGCGCCCCTGTTGCCGAGCAGGCCGCCGAGCAACGACGCGCCGATACTGAATGGATCGAATGCCATTTTTCAATTCCCCGTAAGAGTTCGCATGGGCAGCCAGGTGCCCGGTGTGCCCGATGCGGTGCAGATCCAGCCCGCAATGACGTACTTGCTGCCGCCGCTGCCCAGCTCCGTCGGCGTGCTGTTTCGCACGATGTCGCCCTGCGCCCAATCGCCGGTAGTCGGCGCTGCGGTCATCGCCCCGTGCGAGACAGCGATGCGGCCTTCGGTCACGCCGTTAAGTTGCCGCGCAATGGTTGAGAAAAGTGTTTTGATCGAAACAGTGAAAGTCGGCCCGGTAGCGGGCGGCACTGCCGGGTCTTCGTAGATTCTCATTCGGCACTCGCGGGGATAAGCTCAATGTCCAGCCCCGAAAGCTCAAACGGCCCGGTGTTGGTGATCTCGAGCTGATGCCACCGCGCCTCGGCCAGCATGTCGAAGCGGTTGTCAGTGAAGTCGGACACCGACCAGAGCGTCGTTGGGTCGCCGATGGAGTCGCTGACGTATAGATTCAGCGATGCCGCGCTCGGCTCGGTGAAGTGCCTGGGGCGCACTCGGCGCATCAGCGACACGCTGCCATCGGTGCCGAAGTAGCCTGTGCGATACACCGAAGTCGCCGCCGCGCCGTTGATGGTGGCGATCTTGTTGCCGGTGGTGACGATGGCCGGCGCTTCCATCTCCGCGTCTGAAAACAGTTCGTCGTAACTCGCGCTGCTGATGTCGTCGTATGTCGCGCCGACTGCCGGCACGTTTGCAAAGGTTGCCGATGGGGTGATGTATTGCAGGCCAAACGCCGCCAAGTAGTCGCGCCCCCTGCCCCACTTATTGGTACGGTAGGAGTAGATCAGACAGTCGTTTAGCGATCCGGTTGATTCGGAGTTAGCAAACAGCACATAGACCGCGCCCGCTGCCTTGTCCACTACACAGGCAGTCTTGTCGCGGTAGGTCGGGTTGAGCTTCTGGTAAAACCAACGCGTGACCAACCCGTCGCCGATTGGCACAGGGCGCGTGCCGTCGAAAACGTACATGTTGCGCGGGCCGACGATGAAGTGCGCGGGCGCTCCGTCTTTGACGATGTTGCAGACCGCAAACTTGCCCACGCATCCGGCATCGCCCGGCACGAGCTGCCATGTCCACCAATACGGCGGCCCGCCATTGGTGCCGAGATACACGCCGGTTGATTTGTAGGCAACGCACTGCTCGCCGAGTGCCTTGGCAGCACGCACAGGCCCCGGCGTCTGATAGAAGCGCCCGCGCACGCTGCCCGTGGCAATATCGGGAGTCCAGTCGGTGACGTTGCTCTGCGCCGAAGTCCACCAGCCGTCGCGGTAGTCCCAGCTCGATCCGTCCGAGACGTTGAAGGCCAGCGCAAACAATCCCGCGACTTCCACGATCTCGGCACGCGGTGCGCCGCTGATGTCGGCAAACAAGCTGCCGGTCGAGACCTGCATGACCGTGCCCGAGTTGGCCGCAAGCGCCTGGTTGCCGAAGGTGGCGAAGTACCAAGTGCTGGACGCCGGGCACGAGTACGCACTGGCCGATCTGGTGACCACCGCCCATGTCGTGCCGCTGGTGCTGTACAGCGCCACGGCGGTGCCTGCATAGAGCGTCTTGGAGCTGTCTACGCGCTCTACAGTGGCCGCGCCGATGCAAGTAGCGGCGAGCGTATCAATCCCGGCGTCCGCAGCCGTGGGAGCCGCTTTTATGCCGCGCTCAACAGGGATGATGCCGGTCGCGTCCAGCAGCACGCCGACCGCTGCCGGATCAGCGTCCGGGGCGAAGGTGGAGAGATTCAGCAGCATCACCCGAACCTGATATCGAATGCTGACGGGTTGATCGGCAGATCATTGCGCTTGTGCCATGACGCCGAGTTCTCAAAATTCCGCAGCTCGTTGCGGTTGATTTCGTCAATCCGCGCAATGGTCATCTGCTCATAAGCCACTAGCCGCGAGTCGTCCATGACAAACTTTCGGGCCTCGGCGAGCGATGCCATGAGATAAACGTCGAAGTAGTCTTGCAGCAGCCAATTCGTGTCTGAATCAGCAACGAAGTCGGCCAGCTTTGCGGTGTAGATAAACGTTGCCGATACCGTGTCTGCCGGGTAGAGCCGAATCAAGTTGTTGGCAATCGTGTAGATATTCTGGTCCGGTCTATCGCCGCCATCTTGGATCGCACGCATGTCGGCGGCGGTTGCGGCTTTGTATTCGGTGGTGCTATTGGTGAGCGAGATCGCAGCGCGAAAGTTTGCGGGCTTTGCTGCGGTGCCAGCAGTAAACGACAGCGACGTTGACGCCTCAAACCTCGGTGACTTGACGTTTCGATTAAAGCGAGCCGTTGCGAACTGGATAAAGCCAGGAATCCGCGCCGTCGTGTCATTGCGATGCAGCCAGCCGGCCACCTCGGTCTTCAGATCCGCGTATGTCGAAAGCGCCATTTTTCCCTCAGAGATGAGCGGGGCCAGCCTTGTGAGCCAGCCCCGGTGTTACTCAACACTCAGACGGGTTAGCCGTCAGCGTGCAGACGCGCTGCGAGTTGGGCACGCAGGGTCTTGTAGCCGTACAGCACATCAATCCGGCAGGGGAACTGGTCGGTCGAGATGACGTACTGGCGCACGGTCCGCATCGAGATGCCGTCGTAGACCTCACGAGCGGCAAAGTCCACGCCTTTGGGCATCACCAGGTCGGCAGTGGCAAAGGTGAACGCATCGCGGTGATAGACCATCGACGGCGTAAGTTGCTCCGCATTGCCTGCGCCGACTTTGACGATTGCCGAGCTGTTTGCCATACCGGCAGCAACGACGTTCTGCAAAGCGCCAGAGGTGTACAGAGCAGGCGCAAAGGACATCGCACCAGCGCCCGAGCGGTCAGCGGTCACAACGAACTGCTGAAGCACGCCAGTCGAAACCTTGGTTTCGGGATGGACGCGGAAGCAACCGGCAACGGTAAACACATCGCCAATCAAGAACGACGCAGTGCCGGTCTGGATGGTGACGCTGGTCGAGCCGTTGGTGGTGACTGCGCCGTTGACCGTATACAGCGTGGTTTTCGGTGCGGTGCCGGTGGTGTGGTTGGCAAGCAGGGTGTTTTCGTAGAAGTCGAAACCACCGGTGCGGCCCATCATGCCCTCTTTGTACTGCTGCTTGATCGCGTTGGAGTCCTGGAACAAGCCCTTGAGCGCATCGACCAGCTTCGCGGTGTGATCGGTGGACAGCAGCGCGGTGCGGTTGTTGTCCATCGGTGCAAGGTTGTCGTTGAGAACCTTGCGGCCCTGCATAATGTTCAAGAACGTGAGCGCATTGCCGTCGTTGTCGACAATGTTGTAAATGTCCTTGTACATCGACAGTGCATCGGCCTCGATGTTCGCGGCCAGCACAGCCATCGCCGGCTCAAGAATGCGGCCAGCGAAATCGTCCATGTCGAGCGTCAGCTCTTTGGACGAGAACTCGATGTCCACACCTTTCTGCGTTGCGACTTGCAGGGTGGTGGACTGCTCAACGGTGTTTTGCACCGAAAGGCTGGCGCCAGAGCGGACGGTGTACTGGTTGGGCAGACGGATCTTCAGCGAGTCGCCGATTTTTGCGCCAGAGTTGGCATACGAGTCGTCGTACTGGCGGTTGATGGTGCCGATGAAGTTCAGTTTCTGATGCAGGATTTGCAGCGCCTTGCGGGTCACTGCGGTCGGGGTAAGAATCGTGTTTGTTGCCATTTTTGGCTCCTAGAAATGAAAAAACCGCCCGAAGGCGGTCGTGTTTTGGTTGTGTGTGTTGCTACCTGCGGCGCATCTTTGCCATGCGTGCGTTTTCCATCCGCATCCAGTCCTCTGTGCTCATACGGTCAGGATCGACCACGCCTTTTGCGTTGCCACCGCTGATCGTGCGAACAGGTTTGGGTGCTGGAGTTGGGGCAGGAGCGCCGGCCTTCTTGGTCATCTCGGACAACACCTTCTGCGCGTGGAGTGCTTTGACAATCCACGGTGCTTTGATGCCGTCCAGCTCGCTTTCATCGGCTCCTAGCTCTTTGGCAACGGAACGCAATTCGCGTGCGTAATCAGGCGACCAGTTACTTATTTCGCGCTTGAGTGCATCGTTGGCTTGTTGCAGACGCTGTGCAGTTTCCTGCTGCTCTTGCATTGCCCGTTGGCTCTCGTGCTGCTGGACTTGAAAAACAAACTGCTGACGCGAATCCTTCAACTGCTGGTACTGGAAGAATTCCTGTTGCGCTCGCACCGGGTCGGTCTGGCTAAGTTGCTGCCAGTCAACTCCCTGGTACTGTTGCAGTCGCTCATCCATAGCGGTAAGTCGTGCAACCGTCTGGATGTTTGCCCGCTCTGCTTCGATTCGGGCGGTCTTGCTCGCAATTTCCGCTTCGGCTTGTTGGCGTGTCTGCGCCAATTCCTGGGTCTTGCGTGTGTAGTCGGCCTGCCTAAGCACCGCGTCCTTCAGTTCCTTCGGGACTGCGTACCGCTTTCCTTCGTACTCGACTTCCTCGAATTCCTCTGCCGGCTCTTGCGAGTCGTCAGGGGTTTCCTCGGCCTGGTCGGCGTCGGTTGCGATATCGCTCGGCTCTTGAGCAGGCTCAGGCGCGGAGAGTTCCTGTTCAACAGGATTGTTCTCGGTTTCGTTCATGGTTTCTCTATCAGATGCACCAATAAAAAAAGCCACCCGAAGGTGGCCTTATGGCGGTGGTGCGGAACCGCTATTCGGTGAGCATCAGCGCGGTAAGCGCCTCGTTGTCTTGCTGTGCTTGCTGGGCGAGTTGCAGCGCATTAGCCGCAAT